GGCCTTTCGTGAATTGTGGTAATTGCATCATGGCATGCTCTATAGGAACTGTATACTGACCATATGCTATATTAAACATTGGATTTCTACCCATGATTGCCCTAGGTGGTTTTAACTCAGAGTACTTCTCATTCTTGATAAACATTTTGATGTCATTGTGTTTATTCAAGTCAAAGCCCTGTTCTATGAGATTCTTTGTGGCTTCAGAATACCTAACACCTAACGCTCCTTTCTTTTCAGATAGGAACTCTGAAGCTGAGATTTTTCCTGAGAAATGAGGCAAAATCAGCCCAATGAATTCGTCTGTCAACTGTTTCACAATCTTGAGATTGCAAGACACTTTCGGTGTGTCTTTGAGATAACGATTGTGTAGTGCGACTATGTCATTGTGGTGACAATTCCTCATCACAAAAACCGGGTCCTGATTAAATGGAATGTCAAAAGCCTGAACATATTCAGAGTCTTTACATTTCTTCATCACTTTCCAGTTTGAGAGATTCAGGGGAGTCACTTTTGCATTCTTCCATGCTGCAAACGGGAGTAACTCAGTCCCATGAGCGCATATGGTCGTAAATTTTAGCGGAAAAGCTTTCGGAGTAACCACAGTAGAATGCGTACTATGATTACAACTGGGACGAGCAATAGTAGGAGTTCCCACGCCATGGTGAAATTCTCCCCGAACACTTCGTTCGAGCCATCCTCTAGGTCCGCCATGACCAAGATGAAAGTATTCCCCCAACGTACCGAATAAACTAGTACTGTGAGGACGAACTTCTCCGTCAGCATGTCGCCGTATGCTACGGCCCAGACCAGTGCAGATCTGACTGATATACCCACCAAATACATTAGCGGTGTTAATACCAGTGGCAATGGTCCTGTGATACGATATACGACGCCGAATGGCTTGAGCAGAAGCCAATTTATTATGGTCGAGATAATCAAGACCAAGCGTACGAACAGTATCAACCACCAATTCCTCAACCAGGCCCTCGGAAAATAGCGGTTCGGTGTAGGATCGAGTTCCTTAGATAGCCAGGAATTCTCGATCTGGTCTGTCACGCGCTGAACTGTGACCAAGACCATGTTGGTTTGGAGCGTATTGAGCTCCTCAGGTTTGGTTTTCTTAAGTTCCAAAAACTTCAATGCCAGTTTGTGACAATGAGTGTATTTCTCGCTCCTCGATCCATACTTTCCAGACATGTGTAGCCTTATATAATTGTACATTGGAGCACAAATATACTCATCACTCAAAACTGAGTTGTCCATGTCAAACATGGAGGCGTTGTTCAATTTTTTGGCGTCGAACTTGTCCGGAGTGGTCTCGTGGAACCATCCTTTCTCATATGTCACCTCGAACTTTGTTTTCACTGGTCGAGGGAACAGGCACGGCTCAGGGGGGCTGATGTTGACCTGAGTCTCTTGTGGCTTTAGATGACAGCCACAAATTGTCAACTCGACTTGTCCGCATTCAGGGCAATAATATTGCTCCTTATCATCAATAGATTTGCTGTTGGTGGCAATCCAGATGTTGGCG